CTTCGCGGGCGGCGGCGGAACGTCCTGCGGGATCGAGATGGCGCTCGGCCGCTCGCCGGATATCGCGATTAATCACGACGCGGTCGCGATCGCGATGCACAAGGCGAACCATCCACACACCCGCCATCTGACCGAGAGCGTCTACAAGGTCATTCCATCCGAGGCATGCGGCGGCTTGCCAGTCGGGCTGCTGTGGCTGTCGCCCGACTGCAAGCACTTCTCGAAGGCCAAGGGCGCGCGCCCGGTCGAGAAGCGCATTCGCGGGCTGGCGTGGATCGCGATCGCTTGGGCGAAGCTGCCGAAGTGGCAGCGGCCGCGCATCATCATCCTGGAGAACGTCGAGGAATTCCAAACCTGGGGCCCGCTGGGAACCGATGGCCGCCCTTGCCCTGATCGCAAGGGCCAGGAGTTTGACCGCTGGGTCCGCGAGCTCAAGCGCTATGGCTATCGCGTCGAGCACCGCGAGCTGCGGGCGTGCGATTACGGCGCGCCCACGATCCGCAAGCGCCTGTTCCTGATCGCCAGGTGCGACCGCAAGCCGATCGTCTGGCCGGCACCGACGCACGGCGATCCGAAATCCGAGGCCGTGAAGTCGGGCAAGCTCAAGCCGTGGCGGACGGCGGCCGAGATCATCAATTGGTCGCTTCCCTGCCCCTCGATTTTCCTCAGTCCCGACGAGGTGAAGGCGCTTTGGGCCGAGCAGCGCATCCGCGTGCAGCGCCCGCTCAAGCCCAAGACCATGGAGCGCATCGCCAAGGGTGTCTTTCGTTACGTCATCAATGCGGCCGAGCCGTTCATCGTGCCCATCACCCACGGCGGCGATATCCGGGTGAATGACATCAACGAGCCCTTGCGCACGCAAACGACCGCGCATCGAGGCGAGCACGCGCTGGTCACGCCCTTCTTCGCTCCGCGCTACCAGGAAAAGGACGGCCATGACCCCAGGACGCGGCCAGCCGATCTCCCGGCGGCCACGCAAGTTCCGGGCGGCAACGAGGGCGTACTGGTCACGCCGTTCGTGACCAAGTTCAATCGCGGCGCGACCGGCCACGCGCTCGATGAGCCGCTGCACACGATCACCGCGGCGCATTCCGAGACACATCCCGGAGGCGCCTCCCCGCTCGGAATCGTGATGCCCTACATGATCCCGCGCTACGGCGAGCGCGATGGCCAGGATCCCCGCACCCGCTCGGTCGAGGAACCAATGCCGGTCATCGTCCCGACCGGGAACGAGGCCTCGCTTATCTCGCCGATGCTGGTCGGCTGCGGCGGGCGGGCGGGGCAGAGCCCACCGCGTCCCGCCGATGTGCCGGCGCGGACCATGACGGCGAAGGCGGATGATTGCCTGGTCGCCGCGCATCTCTCCCGACAATTCGGCGCCTCGGTCGGCTCCAGCGCGGAAGAGCCGGTCGGCACCATTACGGCCGGCGGAGGCGGCAAGGCCGCGCTCGTGACCGCGTTCCTTGCCCAGCACAACTACATGGAGCCGGGGCACGACGCGCGCGAGCCGCTCTCGACCATCGTCAACCGGGGCTGCACGCAAGCCGTCGTCTCGGCGGGGCTGCTCAATCTCAAAGGAACGGATCGCCGCGGCGGCCCGATCGAGGCCCCGACCCCCGCCATTACCGCGCAGGGCGGACATCTCGCCGAGACCCGCGCCTTCCTGATCAAATATTACGGCTCCGGCGGCCAACTCCAGAGCGCGCGTGACCCGATGGCGACCGACACCGCGCAGGACCGGTTCGGCATCGTCATGGTGCACGGCGAGCCCTATCAGATCGTCGATATCGGAATGCGCATGTTGACGGCGCGCGAACGCTTCAACGCGCAGGGCTTCCGACCGGACTATGTCATCGAGCTCTTCGTTGAGAAGAAGCTCAAATCCGGCCAAGTCGTCCGCCGCAAGATCACCGGCGATGAGCAGGGCCGCATGGTGGGCAATTCGGTGTCGCCCGTGATCCCCGAGGCTTTGATCACCGCAAACTATGCGGAGGTCCCGGTCGCCGGACGCGGTGTCCCCGAATTCGCGCTGCAGGCGGCGGAATAGCTCCATGACATCCCTCTCACCCAAAGAGTTCGCCGCCCTGTGCCGCGCCACCCAAGCCGCGCGCGAGGCGAGCTGGATCGATGCCGGGCGCGGTCGTTACCAGCTCTCATACCGGGAGGCTGCCGCACAATGCTGTCCTCAGGAATGGGCGGCCATCATCGCGTGTCTGCTGACGCCTGGCTATGCCGATATCTGGGATTGGTGCGACGCGCAGGGCGTCCGCCAGGCGGAGCGGACCTCATGAACACCGCCCTGACCGCTTCTCGCCAGGGATTACTGATCATGCTGCCGCAGTCGGCGGACTTTCTGACCTATCTCAGTGACAGAGCGCTGAGCGATTTCACGGCCTGCCGCGACGCGGGGTGGATCGCGCAAGAGGGCGGGATGTTTCGGCGGACGGAGAAGGGCAACGCCGCGCTCAAAGACGCGATGAAATCACAACTCAATTCACCGGTTTGAGTAGGAGACAATCATGTCGGAAGTCATCGAAGAGACGAAGGTCGAGTCCAAGTCGGAGCCGAAGACGAAGGCCGCTGCACGCGCGACGCCGAAACCGGCCCCGCTGGCCATCAGCACCGACCCGATGATGATGATTGCGCAGTCTCTGGCAGCCATGCAGCAGCAGGCGGGGCCGATCACGGATGGTCAGTTGGCCATCCTCGACCGGGTCATGGCGTTTCGTGATCGCTATGCGGCCGAAGCCAAGAAGGAGAACTTCGACGAAGCGATGGTGAAGGTGAAGGCGGAGTTGAAGCCCGTCCGCAAGAACAAGCATGTGTCCTTCGAAGCCAAGGACAAATCCAAGCCGAATACGGATTATTGGCACGAGGATTTGTCGGCGGTCTGCGAAGCCGTCGATGCCGCCGCTCCCAAGCACGGGATCAGCTATCGCTGGGATACGATCACGGAATTGAATAAGCCGCTTGTCGTGCGGTGCATCGTATCCGGTTTCGGCCACGAGTTTGTGGTCGAGCAGTCCGGCGGGCGGGACGACAGCGGCAACAAGAACCATCTTCAGCAGCAGTCCTCGGCCCTGACCTACCTGAAGCGGGACACGCTCAAATCGGCATTCGGTCTCGCCTCCAAGGATGACGATGCCAGAACGTCGGCTTCAAGCGATGCCGATGAGGCCATCTCGCAGGCCCAGCTCGAGACCCTGCAGCAACTCATCGTGCAGACCGCGTCGAACATCGAGCGGTTCTGCAAGGTGATGGGGGTCAGCGCTGTAGCTGACCTCCCCGCCAAGAAATTCGAGCATGCCCACAATCTGCTCAAGACCAAGCTGCGCCAGCAGCAGGAAGCGGGGGACAAATGAACTCGCCCGAAACCAATCTTGTCGCCATCGATGCGCTGAAGCCGGTCGACGTCTTCAAGCCCGGCGGGGTCGAGAAACTCCTCGCCGATCTTGAGATGAAGGTGCGCGACCTCAACAAGGCAATCGACCCGGCGAGCGAAAAAGGGCGCGATGCGGCGAAGTCGCTGGCCTACAAGATCGCGCGATCAAAGACCGGGCTCGACGACATGGGCAAGGAGTTCGTCGCCAAGCTCAAGGTCGAGGCTGCCAAGGTGGACGCCGATCGGCGCACGCTGCGCGATCGCTGCGACGCGCTACGGGATGAGGTCCGCAAGCCGGTGGACGACTGGGAGGCGGCGGAAGAGGCGCGGATCAACGATCACGTGATCGCGCTGAACAACCTGCAGGCGCTCGGCCAGTTCCTGCCCGGGAGCGAGCCTACGGTCGCCGAGATCGACCAGGTGATCGCGGCCATTGCTCCATTCTGGCAGCGGGATTGGCAGGAATTCAAGGAGCGCGCGGACCAGCTCCTGGTCAAGATCCCGGCGGCGCTCGCGACCCTTCGGGCAGCCACTGTCAAACGGGAGGCCGAGCGGGCTGAGCTGGAGCGGCTGCGCCAGGAAGCCGCCGACCGGCTGGCGGCCGAGCAGGCGGAGAAAGCGGCCCGCGAGCAGCGCGAGCGCGACGAACGGATCGCCAGGGAAGCGGCTGAGAAGGCCCAGGAGGCCGCCGCCAAGGCCGCCCGCGAGGCGGAAGAGCGCGCCGCCGCCGAGCAGCGCCGTATCGAGCAGGAAAGGGCTGCGGCCATCGCGCGGGCGGAAAAGGCCGAAGCGGATGCCAAGGCTGCCGCTGAAAAGGCCGAAGCCGACAAAAAGGCGGCGGCGGAGCGGGCCGAAGCCGAACGGAAAGCCGCCGCTGCAAAAGCTGAGGCTGATGCCAAGGCTGCCGCGGAGCGTGCGGAGGTGGAGCGCAAGGCTGCGGCAGAACAAGCCGTGCGCGATCGCCAAGCCGCGATCGAGGCCGAGCGGCAGCGCGTAGCCGCCGAAAAGGCCGCCGAAGACGCCGCCACCGCGTCTCGTGAGCGCGACCGGAACCATCGGGCGACAGTGAACAAGGCCGCGCGCGCCGACCTGATGCAGGCCTGCAAGCTGACCGAAGAGCAGGCAACCGCCGTGGTCAAGGCCATCGCCTCAGGCGACATCTCAAACACTCGAATCTCTTACTAGGGAGGGCCGGATGGAAATCCTGACCTGCGAGCAGGGCAGCGAAGCGACGCGGTTCGGCCGCCTGACGCTGCTTCGCGTCTTGCCCGATCGTTCGGCTGACAAGCACATTCGTGGGCTCTGGCGGTGCGATTGCGGAACCGAAAAAGCCATTGCGATGACCCGCGTCCGCAATGGCAGAAGCAAATCGTGCGGCTGCCTGAGCCCCGAAATATCGCGGGTCATCAATCGCAAGCACGGCATGAAGGAATCGCCGGAATACTCTTCATGGCAGGCCATGAAGTGGCGCTGTCTTGATCCAGACAATAAGGATTATCCGAGATGGGGCGGTCGCGGTGTCACGGTCTGTGAGGAATGGATCGCCTCATTCGAGGCATTCTACGCCCACATTGGACCGCGTCCCAAGGGAACGACGCTGGACCGCATCGATGGCCGTCTCGGCTACGAAAAAGGAAACGTTCGTTGGGCCACGGCTGCCGAGCAGGCGCGCAACCGGACGAACTCATTCGCCTGGACAGTCAAAGGCCTCTCGTTTGATAGCGCCCAGGCCGCCGCCAACCACTTTGGCGTCAGCGACATGACAATCCATCGGTGGGTCCATGGCGGTTTCGACCGTCGTCGTAATTCTCGAATTGCTCCGAAGGAGGGCTGTCATGCTGTCCCCCGGTATTAAGATTTTCACCGACATTGAGCAGGGCACGGATGCCTGGAGACAATTGCGTTGCGGCATCCCCACGGCCTCTGAATTCCACACCGTCCTGGCCAACGGCAAGGACGGCGGCGCCTCGGTCACGCGCAAGACCTACATGCGCAAGCTGGCCGGCGAGATCATCACCGGCGAGCCCATGGATTCCTATTCCAACTCCGACATGGAGCGCGGCAAGGCGATGGAGGAGAAGGCGCGCGACTTCTACTCCTTCCTGAAGGACTGCGAGCCCGAGCGCGTGGGCTTCATCCTCAACGGCCGGAAGGGCTGCAGCCCGGATGCCCTCATCGGTACCGAGGGCATGCTCGAGATCAAAACCGCCTTCCCTCACATCCTGATCGACATGCTGATGAAGGACGAATTCCCGCCCCAGCACAAGGCGCAATGCCAGGGCGCTCTGTGGGTCGCGCAGCGGGAATGGATCGATATCGTCGTGTTCTGGCCGAAGATGCCGCCCGTCGTGAAGCGCGCGACCAGAGACGAAGCCTACATCGCAAAGCTCGTCACTGAAGTGGACCGCTTCAACGCCGAGCTCGCCGAGCTGGTGGAGAAAATCCGTGGCTACGGTGCGCCGTCGGCCGCTCAGCCTCTGGGCAAGCCCGCGGAGCCCGCCGCACCGAGCAGCGATCCTCTCGACCAGGTCGGAAGAGGCCCCAGCCAGCAGAGCAAGGTCAAGGCGCAGCATGAGGCCGGGCTCCTCGAGGAGATTGGCAAGCTCGAATCTCTGCTGGGCTGCCTGCAGCTCGCGCGCGACCTGGAGACGCGGATGGTCACGCTGCCGAAGGACGCGCAAGCCCGCATCCGGACAGCGTTGATGAAGAAGCAGGACGAGTTCAAGCCGAAGACGGGGTCGTGTGCGGGCTTGCGCGTC